AATTTAAACTTACGTCTAATATACTCGGCTATAAGCGTAGCGTCACACATTCCGTCTTGTATCTTAGTAGGTTGTATTCCTTTTCCTGACCATGGTTTCACGAAAGAGACCAAAGGGAAAAGGCGCATGGCGCATCGGATGGAGGTAGCCTTCGTGTCTAACTTCGCCGCCGTATACACCCGATCGGCTGTCGTATGAAGTTCCTTCTGCCAGGTCTTTGGTTGCACCTCCTCGAACATGAACCTAACATCCGGGTGAGATCCGTATCGCTCCATCATCTCCACCATCATAGCGAATAGGGCGTTCGGTTCCCGGCGTCTCCCGCCAAAGGTGAAGTTGCTGGCTGCCGAGCTGTTGTGGATGCTATGGACATCCTCGACGGCGATCGCCAGCGTCCCGCCTCCCTTTTCTTGGATCTTGTCAGCGGCATCGAGGAAGAAGCTTGATATAGCCCTAAGATCTATATCCCCCTTAACCGATATCCTTGGAGTCATAATTACCTTAACCTCGCCATTTTCTGGGATCATGGACAATCCTCCGGTGTCTATACCCGGATCTATACCTATTGATATATTCATAACTTCAACGTATATAATGAATGGAAATCCTCCGGTCTAAACACCTGTATTGAGTTATCCGGATACATACCTATGTAATAACCGTAAAAAGCCCGTAGAATGCCATTTTCTAGCCTTATATCCAATGCCTTTACCTTATTCCCTTCAACCATAACATCAACCTCATCAGTCTTGTTAGATATCTTATCGAACCATTCAGGTATAGGATCAATACCGTACCTGAATGCGTTTACCGTTGATTTTATCGAGATATATGTTCCCATATTAGGTGAACTACCGCTAAACTAAAGATTTAGCGGCTTCGGAGATACCAATACCTCCTCTCTTTTCCTGCTTCTTCCTGCCATTGCTTTTTAGGACACGAGGTCGGTCATCCACAAGAGGGCAGTCCACAGGCTTGACTTTCCCACGCTCCGTGGGTAGGGCTTTCAAGCCAAATTCCTAAGGGTAGCTCCGCTATCCCGCATTTTTCATCCCCTAAACTGAAGATTTAGGGGTTTTCAAATGCGAGTTCCTATAACGCTATGGCGTTCCAGCATACGGCGGATAGATGCATGAATCCCTCCTTATCATATCTCTCCCCTTTCGTATAAGCGACCAAGTGCCTCATGAGTGCACCTAGATAACGATTAAATCCATCAGGTATATCTTGCCATGAGTTATCGGCGTACTTCTTGGCTCCTTCCGTATATACCCTCACGATGTCCTCTATCTCAGCCAAAGGAAGAAGATCCCACCGGAGTTTACCGTCGGCCCGGTCGTCCTTCCCGCTGCCGTCTTTCCCCACAAGCGGCCCGCTTTCCACCACTGCGCCTCCTTTTTTTGGCTTCCCGAAATTTATCGCCTCATCCGCCGTTTCATCATCAATAAGCCTTAACTTGATAGCTCTATTTAACGAAACAACCATCTCCTCATCAGCCCAAATGGATTTATATGTCTCATCAAATAACGGTTCTATTTTCATCATTCCCGTATTGTCGGCGGTCTCAAGTACTTCAAATACCTCACCATCATAAACGACCTTGTCGTATTTGCTAAATTCCTCTTTCATCTTAAACTCCTTTTTGTTTTATTATTATTACTGGATCATCATTAAATGGAGATAATATCCCAATATGCAACAATATATTGCGCTCATCACCCTCGTTCTTCTCAGCTTCAATAACATTGATATTCGATTTGTTGCTAGATATAATATCGCTATCTATATTAGGATCATTTTTGATTATAGCCCATCCTTTTATAATAGGCTCATGATTCATTAACTTAGCGACATCTTCTTCAACCAACCAATATTCCTCGAAAACAGTATCCGGATATTTAGCCTTTATTTCCTCGTAAGTATCATACCATGTCATATTTTCATGTTTTAGATTAGTGAACTACCGCTAAAATCCCTACACTCTGGTGTCTCTCCTGTCATAGAGTAAAGCTCACCAGATGATAGATACACACAATTCGTGGCCTTTCCGTCCCTACGCTCATTTCGCTTCGTAATCCCGCAAATAGCGCAGCGTTGAATCCCCGGACCTGCTTTCACCCACGAGTGCCGCACGTTTCTCTTTCTTGTCCTGTTGGTGTCATTAAGCTTTCTTATGATCAATCCTCCAAAGTCATTATAATCTTATCTTTTCCGATAATAACCTCGTTCCCGCTTCTCACATCAAAGCATCTTTCACCCTCTGCCTCCTTGAAATAAAGAGCGCCATTGTACTCGAATAAACCGAAACCGTAATCATCTAGCTTCATCTCGTTAAGTTTATTAAATTTATACACGTTTTTCATATTCTCCATATTATATTGCATTACTGGAAATATCATTATGATACTTATGCCTATTACAAGCAACCCTGTGTAAAACTTTTGTGAATCATATTTTTTCCATCCCTCCATCATCATGGCAAAGGAGATTACTGTTATTATAATAATAGATATCAACCCTACCATATCACATCCTCCTTTCTTTCAAAAATCCCATCATATCCTCCACGCTAAGCTGGAATCCGGCAGCCGCCTTATGGCCTCCTCCACATGGGTTGGCCTTGCGTGCCAGCGCCGAGACATCCACCTCCTTCTTGGTGGTATAGAACGAGCATCTGAAGAATCTGCCGTTCCAGCAAAATGGCATCATCAAACCATGTTTTCTAGGATCGTACATAGACTCGAATGTGGTGGAGTTAAACTCCGTAGTATTCATACATATCGCCTTGTATCCAAATATATCTGCCTCGAATGAGAACATCTTCATTTCTCCTCTGTTTTTCTCGATGATATATTCTATTATGGCCTCGCCATTTCTTATCATATCAGAAACAAACTCGTCATTCGCCTTGTTTAGTACCTCCCTGACCATGTCAACGTCAAGCCCGCAATACCCTCTCATCCCATATTGGAATGAAAGAACGTCACTCCATTCGAAGCGATCATGATCCCATACATCATAAGCGCTCAATAATTTTACCACGTCAGGGGTTTCGATATCATCGAAAAGATATTCCCACGTAAGCTCACAAGCCGCCGTTCCGATACGTCTTTTGCCTTTGACATTATAGTCCTTCACAGCTTCTATCGCCGTCTTATGGTGGTCTATCCATGTGGCATCTATCCCCTTGTCTTCCCATTCGTCGAATAAGAATCTCGTTCTATCGCCAAATGATACGTCAACTACAAATACCTTATCATATTTATTCACGTCAGGTATTTCCTTGCCGTAATTGTAAGGAAGAAGATCAATGTCCCCTTTGAAATACTTTTTTACTATAGCCGCTGACATTACTCCGTCAAGATCAGCCTCATGATATATACATCCTGTCATAATCTGTTGTTTTTGATTAAAAAATCTATGTATTCTTTTATATCCTTGTTCCTATCATTATCCCAGTCAAATGTCTCGTTTATGAATTTGAGGTACGATACTGGGATCGAATGCAACATCCACCCACAATATTTCCCGAATGTCATCACCGTAGATCCAAGGGGATGATCCGGCCTTCCGGGAACAGGGGCGGCGGTTACGCCCTGCGCCAGCCCCCTCCTACGATCTTTCTTGGCGGCTTTGATATCCAGATCTGTTTTCGTTACCTTATCCCCCATCGGGATATTAGTTATTAGCTTATCGCCGATAAACATTCCCCATCCATACCCCTTGTAGTTCTCTATACTAAGTTTCCTTATATCACCGAACCTTGACGAGTTGTTACAACAATCAACGACCAATGCGCTATCCTTACCGTCCTTTATCCTAACCGCCCTGCCAAGCCACTGATAAAACGACGAGAACGAAAATGTCGGTCTTCCTACTATCACGCAGTCCAGACCCGGATGATCGAATCCCGTACCGAGGGCGGAATAGTTGAACACTACCCTCGTCCCACCTGACTTGAATCTCTCGACTATAGCCTCCCGCTGCTTTTTTGGCGTGCCTCCGTGAACCATTTCCGCCATGCCAGCGCATATCTTTGCGTTCATCCATTCGGCGGCGGTATTGCAGCTCTCAACAGAATCCATAAACACCAGTATAGATCTGCATACGTCTTTTAATACCATCAACCGACGTAAAATAAGGTTGTTTAAGCCGTTTTTTCTCACCGCCTCACTAATAGACTCAGCCGTATATTCGGAGCCGTTAGAATTAAGTTTAAGGGCATCCCCATTGAAATCCCATGTCTCATATTTAAGAGGTGTCCAAAATCCTTGCCTTATCATCTCCTCTACCTGTATCACGTGAATCAGGTTCTTGAAATATACCGGTCTCATACGAGTGATGAAATTAAGTCGGGAATATGATGCCTGTCCTATCGACATGTTTTTAAGTCTACATGGCGTGGCTGTAAACCCTATCACCTTTTTCGGTTTCAGTTCATTCATGAATGTCATAAACTCGCTACCATCCTCCGGGCTATACCCGGCATGAGCCTCATCTATCAACACGTTCCTGATCCCCATCTCCTTAAGCTTATCAACAACCTTCTTGATAGACCCTAACGTGGCGTATATCATATTAGACAGCTCTTTCTTACCACAGGAAGCGGAGTAGATGGTAGCCGGTATGCCATACGACGTTATCTTGTCGTGGTTCTGTTGCAGCAATTCTTTTGATGGTTGTAAAATCAGCGTCTTATCTCCCATCAATCTAGCCGCCTCTGCTATCAGCAGTGACTTACCGCAACCTACAGGACCTACGATCAATACCGGATCATGTCTATCAGAATTTATGTAATCGGAGATACTTTTAACACACTCCTCTTGATATGGTCTTAATTTGTAAATCATTTGGATTTGTAGTTATCAAAAACGTCTTTTACGTACTCTAGTCTTATAGGGCATTCCCGACCATCATCCATCTTCACCATCAAAGTTTCTTTGGTCTTGCTTATGGCTATCACCTCTCCTACTCCTATCTGGGTATGGACTATATCGCCTAGCTTTATATTACATTTGATCATGGTCAAGCTTTTTATTAAATTCCTCTATCTTGCTCCTATCTGTCTCATTCACCATCTCAGCCTCTTCCTTGAATATGTCATACCCTTCCCGGATATTGTCGCCAACCATATTCTCTATCATCTCCCTTAGCTCATCGCTTCTTACGGCAAAAGATATCTGGAATGATTTACTTGTGCCTTTCATCAGGTAATCAATCTCCTTCTTACATTCTGCCATTAACCGATCCAGATTATCGAACTTAACGAACTTGGAGTTGCCATTGGCTTTTCTTACCCCATCCTTGAAATCCTCCAATATCCCGTTAAATACATCCACCATACACATCATGGAATGTAGCCATACCAGCATATTGAATTTATATTCATTATCAGCATTATTCATCAAGCCTATCAAAGACTCACTTTTTGTCAACATGATTTTAGATTCTCGATCTACGATATCCTTTATCTCTTGCCGGTATTTCATGGCGCCAACGAAATCCATCTTAGAATAACATTCATTTGATTTCTCTACCAATTTCCTGATATCCTTTCTAGACATCAGA